ATGATAAAAAAACTATTTATTATAAAAGAAGGATGCCAAGATATAAGAAACGTCAGTGGATTAGATTCAGTCGGAAAGTGAACGCAGTTCTAGAGAAAGGGCTAGGAACTAAAACATGTCTTTTTAATACTCCAGTAACGGATGTTAATCCTGTTGGTGGACAAGGAGTGATAACTGTCGGATTTTATGCACAGAATGGATTGGCTGATTTGCCCGGAAATAATTATGCGGGATTAAAAGATATTCATGCAATGATGTCTAATGACCCAATGAACCTTACAGGTAAAATGAAATTCAAGTCAGGAATTTTGGATGTTACGTTTCAAGCTGAATCAGATAACACTGTCGGATTAGAGCTAGATATTTATGAACTAGTCTTCAATGGAAAAACATCACCATATACGAATGTAAATGCGATGTTTGGGCAAGCTGCAGCTGTTACCCAAAATATCAGCGGAGCTGGTACTGGACTAACAATTACTACTAGAGGCTGTACTCCGTTTGATTTGCCGGAAGTTTTCTCTATTGGACATTTTAGTATTCAGAAGAAAATTAAATATCTGTTACCGCCCGGAAATACATGCACATACCAAATACGTGATCCCAGAATGTACATATTGAACAAGGAAGATGTATTAGATCAAATTTCAATGAATTGTCAGAAGAAAGGTGTTACAAGAGTGTTATATGCTATTTTCAAACCAGTAGTGTCAGGAGCTGCTGTAGTCAGATTAAATGCGGGAGTTACAAGAAAGTATTGTTATCATGTTACTGAAAGTAACACAACTCAAGATCAGTTGTTGCCTTAGAGCCGAGCGCAGCGGTAGAGAGCCGCCGTGGAGGCGAGGCGGCTCCAGGTAGGGCCCGGAGGGTAGAAGCAATTTTAGTTAAAAAATATATTCTTATACAAAATATTAATCTAACTCATTTAACCAGTCGATTTCTGGTTCAATATAAGGGCGATCGAGTAGAGTAGTTGTAGTTAATCTTCGTTGCAGAGCTTGTCTGTGTGCAGGAGTTGCGTTTGGGTACCAGTTGTCGGGGTGGATGTTAGAAGTGATGAAGAAGCGTTTAGCCTTGAGCACGATTGCCCCCCCTTTGACCTCAACCATACAGGGGTATCTGTCAATCCAGCGGAGAAGGTAAGTGATGTCGATAAGTCCGGAGAACTCGTCAATGATGACGTCTTCCTCACCTTGGTAGCCGTCCCACCATTTGATGTTCGGGTTTTTAATATACGCTCCCGGAGCTTCCTGAAATGCACGATGAGACTTTCCAGTGCCTGTAGGTCCGTAATAGACATGGCATTCAGTTCCTTCACGAAATCCAGGTCTAGCATGATCTTTCGCAATTTTGGTAAGATTGCCGTAATAACGGATATATATGTCATGAGGAATTTCTTCAAGATCTCCAAGTTTAGCGGATTCATGAACTTTTGCCCAATCAGTTGCTTTGTTGCGACGGAAAGCACGTTGACCATATTCGAAACGAGTATCAGGAACAGCTGTATCCTCTTTCCATACATATTCGTCAGCAGCTTCAGAACGAGATAGTTCTAAGTGAGCTGTGTTGCAGAAATAACGTTTAGTTGCCAGAAGACGTTGTTTTTTCTTAAGAGCAAGAAGTATTTGCCAGTGATGATAACCGCCTTCACCGATTTCTTGTTGGCCACGACAATAAGCGATATTTTCATGCCACTCGTCAGGAATATTCCAATCTTGGACAGGAATAGTGAGTAACCAATAACGACCTTGAATTGCGGTAGCTTGCGGCATAAGACTTCGCTAGTATTACTTACAAGAGCGAAGTCCCCATCCCGGAATCCCGTGCTATATATAGCGATCGATACCCCGCACAAGTCACGTGCATCCACGGTGAAAATTTGATGGTGCAATTAGCTAGATATAGAGCTAACTCTATGATGAGATTTAGACCTTATGCGCAAGCAGCAATGAGGCTATATCGAAACGCGTATTCAGTATCTAAAAGACAGGCCCCTGTTCGGAGAGGTTATCAAACTTCAAGAGGAAACAGTACCAGAGGTACTGATGGATCAGGAGTTACTACTCAATATGATAAAAAAACTATTTATTATAAAAGAAGGATGCCAAGATATAAGAAACGTCAGTGGATTAGATTCAGTCGGAAAGTGAACGCAGTTCTAGAGAAAGGGCTAGGAACTAAAACATGTCT